TAAAAAGTAAAAAAAAAATATATAAGATAAGTAATATAAGAGAACTGTCTAAAGATGTGTTCTATCTGTTCTACACATTGAAAAGCCTTGATATTTCAGGAGTTTTCACAGAACAGATGTGTGAAAGGATGTGTGATACATAGTGACTGATAAGGAACTTTCCCAGCGGGCCAAAGAATATTTTGCCCAAATCCGAAAAACTGACCGACTGATCCAGCGGTTGACAGATACAGTGAATACCCTTCGATCCGGGTTGACCAGTCAAAGCTATGAACTGAAGCCTGACAAGGTTCAGACTTCCGGGCCAAAAGACACTTTAGGGGAAACCATTGCAAAAATCATGTCCCTTGAAGATGATATTAACACCCGGATTGATGAACTTGTGACCATGAAGAAGGAAGCCTTCAGCATGATCAGCAAAATTCCTGACCTTGACCAGCAAAATGTTCTTGTAGGCCGGTATATCCAACTGAAAAAGTGGGAGGATTTAGCCGCAGAATTTGAGTACACCACCCAATGGCTTTTTGAAATTCACGGGAAGGCTTTACTTGCTTTTGCCAAGGAAAATACCGATTTCTTGAAAGAACCGAGTAAAGTTTAGTTTCACCTGTTGAAAGCTTAGTGTTTTTTCGGCTATTATATAAAGTGAAAAAGCGTCCGAGGGGGGGAACCTTCGGCGCTTTTCTTTTGATTTCAAAGGGGGTGAATACCTTGACGGCAAGACAGAAGAAGTTTTGTGATGAATACCTGATCAGCGGCAATGCCACCGATGCGGCAATCAAGGCGGGGTATTCGCCCAAGACTGCAAAGAGTATCGGACAACGATTGTTGACCTTTGTTGACCTGAAGCAGTACATTGAAACTGAACTTGAAAAACTTCATTCCGCCAAGATCGCTGATGCCCAAGAAGTTCTTGAATACCTGACTGCTGTAATGCGGGGCCAACACACCGAACAGGTGTTGAAGCTGGTGGGTGATGGCATTCAGACCGTGACGGATATTGATGTTTCCGCCAAGGAACGGATCAAGGCCGCTGAATTGATTGGCAAGCGTTATGCCCTGTTCAGTGACAAGATGGACTTGGGCGGTGCTGTTCCCGTGGTTATCATGGGGGATGATCAACTTGAAGATTAACCCCAAGGCCAAGGTGATCCGCCTTCCTGAAGTGGTGGGCAAAGGCTACGCCACTTTTTGGAACTTCAAAGGCCGTTACCGGGTTTGCAAGGGTTCCCGTGCTTCAAAGAAATCCAAAACCACGGCCCTGAACATCATCAAACGGATGATGCAATACCCGGAAGCCAATACCCTTGTGGTTCGCAAAGTGTTCAGAACCTTGAAGGATAGCTGTTTCACGGAATTGAAGTGGGCAATCAACCGGCTTGGGGTTCAGGCTTATTGGGAAATCAAGGAAAGCCCCCTTGAAATGACCTATATTCCAACCGGTCAGAAGATTTACTTCCGGGGCCTTGATGATCCCTTGAAGGTGACTTCTATCACGGTTGAAATTGGGTATTTGTGTTGGTGCTGGATTGAAGAAGCCTATGAAATCACCAATGAAGATGATTTCAATATGCTGGATGAAAGCATTCGTGGTGCTATCCCGGAAGAAACCGGCCTGTTCAAGCAAATCACCCTGACCTTCAACCCGTGGAATGAAAAACACTGGATCAGGAAGCGGTTTTTCGGGGAAATCACCGGCAAGGACGGCCAAGGGAACCCCACATATCAGTTCCATGATAGCTGGATTTCCCCTGATGGTCAGATTTACGCCACAACCACCAATTACCTGTGTAATGAATGGCTGGATGAAGCTGACCTAAAGGTTTTCCAGACCATGAAGGAAACTAATCCCCGGCGCTATAAAGTGGCCGGTTTGGGTGGTTGGGGCATTGTGGATGGCCTGATTTATGAGAACTGGCGGGAAGAACTGTTCAACCCGGCTGAAATCAGCGCCAAGGCTGGTGTGAAGTCCGCCTTCGGCCTTGACTTCGGTTATACCAATGACCCCACGGCCCTGTTCTGTGGGCTGGTCAGCAAAGAAGAAAAGACCATTTGGGTGTTTGATGAACTGTACCAGAAAGCCTTGACCAACCGGGCCATTTGTGAGCGGGTAACGGTGATGGGCTATGCCAAGGAAAGGATCAAGGCCGATTGTGCAGAGCCGAAAAGCATTGACGAATTGCGGGAAGCTGGCCTTCGACATATCAAAGCCGCCCGGAAGGGCAAGGATAGCGTGAACAATGGCATTCAGTACATTCAGGATTACACCATCATTGTTCATCCCCGGTGTGTGAACTTCATCACTGAAATTTCAAATTACACTTGGGCTGAAGATAAGTTCGGGGCCAAGATCAACACCCCCATTGATGATTTCAACCACTTGATGGATGCTATGCGTTATGCGCTGGAAGATATGCTGGTTGGTTCGGCTTTCAGCTTCGACTAATAACACGGTAGTAACAAAAGGCCCCGGAAATTGAGTGTTTCCGGGGTTTTTCGTTCATTGCCCAATAGAAAGGAACCGCCCATGTTTGAACAACAGCACATTTTGAAGAAGATTGAACAGTGGGCGGAGCGGCTTCCCTATCAGTCTTTGAAGATTGAAGTGGAACTTTCAAATCAAACACTTACATTGGAGAAAACCAGACAGCGGCCCATTGGGTTCCAGCCCCCCCCCCAAGAGAGAAAGGACGGTGATTGAATATGCCCCTGTTTACTGATACGGAAACGGCCCGGATCAATCGCCTGATCCTGATGGGCGGTGGAACCGGAATGACTGAACTTCAGTTCTTCGCCGCTGAAATTGATGAATGGAAGCGGAGCCGTAAACGGAAAGAACAGATTTCCGGGGATGCCTATTATGAAGGCTTCCATGATATTCTTTACCGGAAACGCACCATCATTGGTGAGGACGGTAAACTTCAGGAAGTTGACAACCTTCCCAACAATCGGCTGGTGGATAACCAGTTTGCCTTGATGGTGGATCAGAAAACCAACTATCTTGTGGGCAAGCCCTTCAGCCTGACTTGTAAGAACAAAGGCTATGCGGATCAGTTGATGAAGGTTTTTGACCGGCGCTTCAACCGGCTTCTGAAGTATGTGTGTGAAGATGCCCTGAAAGGCGGGATCGGCTGGTTGTTCCCGTACTATGGGGATGATGGGAAACTTGCCTTCAAACACTTCCCGGCCCATGAAATTCTTCCGTTTTGGGCTGACGATGATCACACCATCCTTGATTGTGCGGTTCGGCTGTACCCCCAAGAGGTTTGGAGCGGCACCACCAAGGAAATTGTGGAGCGGGTGGAAATCTTCAAGGCTGATGGCCTTTACCGCTATGTGTACGATGGAACCACCCTGACCTCTGATGAACAGTTGGGGGCGCATGAAAACTATTTCAGCGTGGAAGATGGGGAAGAAACCGTTGAACTGAATTGGGAGAAGATACCCCTGATCCCGTTCAAGTACAACAAGCAGGAAATTCCCCTGATTCGCCGGGTGAAAACCCTTCAGGATGGTATCAACACCATGCTTTCTGATTTTGAAAACAATATGCAGGAAGATGCCCGGAACACCATTCTGATCCTGAAGAACTATGACGGTGAAAACCTTGGGGAGTTCCGCCGCAACCTTGCCACCTTCGGAGCCGTGAAAGTTCGGGATGATGGCGGGGTGGAAACCCTGACGGTGGAAATCAACGCTGAAAACTTCAATTCCATTCTGAAGCTGTTCAAGGACAAGCTGATTGAGAATGCCCGTGGCTACAATGGCAAGGATGATCGCTTGGGGAACAACCCGAACCAGATGAACATTCAATCCATGTATTCTGACATTGACCTTGATGCAAACGGTATGGAAACCGAATTCCAAGCGGCCTTTGATGATCTTCTGTGGTTCATCAATCAGGACTTCGCCAACACTGGCCGGGGGGACTTTGAGGGTGAGGAAATCACCATTGTTTTCAACCGGGATATGCTGATCAATGAAACGGAAGCCATTGAAAACTGTGGGAAGTCCGTTGGCATTCTGTCCAATGAAACCATTGTGGCCCAGCACCCGTGGACAACGGATGTGGAATTGGAGTTGCAACGGATCAAGAAAGAGAAGGAAGAAGCCTTGGAACAGGCGCAGGACTACACCGGCGCTTTTGGCAATGTTCCCAAGGGTGATCCTGAAGGCAATGAAGGCGGGGACACCTGATCCCCGCCTTCCCTATATGCCGGGGCAATAATGGGGCGGGGCCGGGGTTCACCTCCTTACCCGGTCAAGGATGCAATTCCCTTCCCCGGCGCTTTATATGGCGTGTTGGTCAAGCGGTTAAGACACCGGGCTTTCAATCCGGTAACACGGGTTCGACCCCCGTACACGCTACCAGCCCGGAAGGGCAATGCTTTTCTTCATCCTTTTTTTTTTGCTTGGAGAGGTTTCAGGCTATAAAACCTCCCGAAACACCTGAAAACATAGGCCCATGCCGTAAGGCGTGAATTTATGGGCCTATATGCCGGGTTGGTGGAATGGCAGACACGGCGGGTTCAAAACCCGTTGCCCTGTGGCGTATGGGTTCAAGTCCCATACCCGGCACCACTTTCAAGAAGGGAGAATTGCCCCGTGAAGAATGCTGACTATTGGCGGGGCCGGTTCGCCATTCTGGAAGATGCGGCCCACCAGAAAAGTGATCAGTACATTCAGAGCCTTGAAGAACTGTATCGGCAGACGGAAAAAACGG